TCACGCCAGCGTGAGGATGCCATCACTGTGCCACTGAATTGTAAATGTCCCCGAGGATACAGTTTTAGCCGCTCCGAAGTCTATTGAACAAATCAAACTATTCGTATTGGTCACGTCATAAACCACTGCATGATACGCTGTGAAAGTTGCCGCACTCCAAGCCGTGTCTGTTCCATCCCACTTGGTTGTAGCCGCAGTTGTTACTGCTTGACCAGCAAGAGTTGCGCCGCCTGTAGTGTAACCACCTGTTGCCGCTAACTCGTTGGTTGCAGTGTAAACTGTGTCTGCCGCTGAGAATGCGTGTGAATTATCGTACAATGCTACTTTGATTGTGTCACCTGCGTTACCGATGTCTACTTGTTTTTCCATTAAATCGCCTTTAAAGCAATTGTATATTCCTGATGCCATTTACTTTGCCTCCTTGGGTTTGCCCGAAAGGTCTTCTTCGACCACGGACAGGTTTAAGTATGGAATCTGAACTGTTATATCAGTTCCACCTTGAGCGTTCCTTTTTTCAATTGTGTTAACTTTCATTTTTGGAACTTTCTTTCCCTTGACTAAATCATAGCCATCGACTTCCATATATTTGTCTCCGACTTTGACTATTTCGATTTCTACTTGTTTTCCTTTTACTTGTTTATATGCCTTCATTTAAAAGCCTCCACTTTAACAATCTTAGAGTGAAACTCTATGCTCTAATAGATATAATGGTTTTCTGAGAATAAAAACATACCTTATTTTGAGTTTTCAAATTCAGAATTAGCCAAAATTACTTCCAATTTAGGCCTTTTTTCCTTAAACCACTCCATTGTTTTGAACAAACCAGCTTCAAACCCGGTTGAAATGAAGTGGATTTTTTCTTTTGCACGGGAAGAAAACTGATCTCCCTTGCGCCATTTTAACTGAATTGCTGGTTTTTTACACCCAAAATAATCCCTAACCATAGACAAAACTTCGTTTAAACTTCTTTGTTGCCTGTAACCCATATCGTGAACGCCTGTAACCTTGCGATTTTCAGCGTACCAAATCAGTTCCCCGACTACATCCCCAACATAGGTAAAATCTCTTGATTGAATTCCCCTACCGTAAACAATAGAGCTGCGATCCGCCATTGAATTAGCTATGAACTGTGGAATAACCGCTTCAGTTAACTGGTTTTCTCCAAATACATTAAATGGTCGGAGAGTAACAGTATTCTTGTGTCGTTCAGCCATAAACTCAGAACAAGCCTTTGCCACTCCCAGGGGAGAATACATTTTAATTGCTGAATTACTGCTAACGTTTATTACTCTGCGGACCTTGCCCTCGTATGCTTTGGATAAAATATTGTAAGTACCCCAAACATTAGTTGAAAAGAATTCAGCGGGTTCTTCAAAGCTGCGCTGCACACCAGTCAAGGCAGCCAAGTGAAAAACAGTATTAAATTCGGATAAAGAATCAATAGTTCTGATGTCAGTTCCGTTTTTTAAATCACAAATAGTAGGATCATATCCTAACTCTTTTAATCTTGTCACTAAATGCGAGCCAATAAATCCAAGTCCACCAGTAACAAGAATATTACCCATGTCTTTCTTCATTTAATCAAGCTCGGAATTTATGAATATGTCTTCCATTTCACCAGTTATAATTTCCCCGTCATCAAAAGTAATTTGAAGCCCAGCGTCATATTTTCCGACTGTATCCAGATCACCAACAGCAATTGTGTAAGTGCAAATGCCTCGAGTGGCGTTAAGTACAGTGCAAGAACCATCAATTTTAAGACTGCTAGCTCCTCTTTGTTTCATTTGGAATTTAATGGTAGTTATATCCGCTAAGCTAACTACTTCGCGGTTGTAGTCTTTTACATTAAAGGTAACTGTGAAATTTGTATCATTCTGTGTCCATTGAGCCATAAAATCACTTCAATTTATTATACCCAATAATTCTCCAGTTAACATGGGTTGAATCCTTTTTGTCTTTATCGCTTCGCGTGAACGGGTACTGATCTCCACCCCTGTTAGCATATTGCCCTTCAATATTTATATCGACTCGATCATCATACTTCGGGCCCGTGTTAGTTCTGCACTTGTGAACATAATCCACTGCGTATTTTGGAACGGAAAATGGTTGTCCACAAATACTACACTTTTTTATCACCATTCACTTCACCTTTTTGTTCTCTGTATCTTCTGTCCGAAATTTCCAATTCTAGTTTTTTATAACAAGCATAACAAGCCGGTTGAGAAATTTCCGAAATGAAAATAACTGCCGGCTTGCCACACTTACATATTGGTCTCTCCAATTAATCACCTTTATTTATTTATGCTAGTCCGAATGCAATATAAGCACCAGTGTGCGCTGCACCTCCGCTGGCTGCAAACGATCCTGCTACGACGGTCGAAGGGTAGACTGAGGAAGTCCCCATATCTTGAGTTGGCTGTAATACTACTTTTGGCACATCGCTGTATGCTGCTGAAAATGTAGTATATGTCGGCGCTCCGTCTGACATATAAGTTCCAGATTGAATAAGGAACTCACATTTTGCCAGAGTAATTGCGTTATCTGCTATTTCGGCTGTGCCAACTTCACCATCACCTATTGCTAAAGAGTTTCCAGATATTGCTTCTGTAATTCTTTGCCCTGTTTTCAATCCATCTTTCAGATTATAGTTTGCCATTTTTTATCACCTTGTAAAGTAAAAAAACAGTTCAATTATTGAACTGTTATCTTACTCCCTGCGTTCGGTCTTAGTACTCTGGCTGCCATTCTCTGTGTGATGACTGCGTTTTCGAGTCCTCTGAGTGGTTCTTTCCACTTTTCAACAGTTAATGGTCTCCTCATTACTAAAACACCAATTTCTCCTGTGTCCAAGACATAAACTGCGTCATCGGCACAATTTGTTGAAATTACCGTGTCCATTCCGAAGATCTTTCCAACAAATCCTTTAACGAATGTATCTCTGTTACCAACTTTGTCGGCTTCAACAAACGTGTCGATTTGTCTGAGTTCCATTACTTGCTTTGGAGACATAACCATTTTGTTTGGAGCGTAGTCATCGTCTTCAATGTGTTCCATCGCTGTTACTATGTCTGCAATTGCTAGTTCGGTTCCCGCGGAAGTGAAAGATCCATCGCCTGAAGGGATTCCAGTTGTGGCGTTATTCATTGCATCGAAAATGATTCCATCTTCTTTGAGCCCCATCTTTTTTCCCGCCATTTTCAGGTTTCTTTCAATCAAATTCCAATTTGCGTCTTCGATCATTCTGTCTGTTATTCCTATTCGAACACCATATTTATCGGGAGTGATCTGAACTTTAGTGTACTCTTCCATGTCTAGTGGAATTTCCGCTCCTTCTGCTACAACTCTGACTTGCATTGAATCTTTTGTTGCGAGAATAAAATCCAGAGTCGAACCCTGATTCATTTTGATTACGTCAAAGATTTGTCTGCCCATTGGAGCTGACTCTGACGCGTTTTTTATGGTGGCGAATAGCTGTTGTTTAACTAATTCAGATTCTGCAGATTTAAACAGAATTCCTTCATCAGCAAGTTCTTGTAGTGTCTTCATGCTATCACCATTATATCCTCAAGTGCGCGATTAGGTATTTTCCCGAGGCACTCGCACCTGTTAATGCCTTTCCGATTTTGAATTCTTCTTCTGTGTCTGCGGTTGGTATAACCGAGTTACAGAATGCATCTGCTGAGTCAGAAGGTGAAACGCTTAATCCGACTGCAATTGCTGCTTCTGCCGGAAGAATGTATAATCCCTCTGTTCCGATTGTTATTGTGTTTCCTGAAGTCGCGTCTTCTAATGCGATTCCAACTACTGTTTCATCATCGGCAGCCGCGTCCATTTTTAAGACTGCGATGTCGTTTGAAACGTATCCCGCTATACCTGTTGCTACGACATCTTCGTCGCTTGCACCTTTCACGAACATTCCTGCCGTGATTGTTTCTTGAGCATAAGCGGTGAATGTTCTACCTACATCAGAAATCTGTTGTAGTTCTCCTTTTGTCAATGCCATTTCATATCACCTTTTTTATATTGAAAGTGAAACCACGCGGTCTCCCTCAAATTTACAACTTGGCTTGTTGTTTTCTGTTTCTTTATGTTCTAACTGCTCTGAGTGTTTTGATTTAACTTCTCCTTTGGCAGTTTTTCTTTTGATTAGCCTGTCGGTTACTCTTTCAAGCTGCTCTATTGTTTTAACAGGCAGTTCTTTGAGTTCCTCAAGCCTTTTTTCAGCATAATCCTTAGCGATTATTCCACCGAGAACCTCGCTGTTTGCGAGAGTTTCAAGTCTTTTGGTTCTTTCAACATCTTTTAATTCTTTCAGATTACTTGAAAGTTCCTCTATTTTTTTATCTGAATCGGTCGTGGATTTCTCCAGTTCCTCGATAATCTTATCTTTTTCCTTTAATTCAGCTGTTGCTTTATCTAAAAGTGCTTCCGCTTCTTTTAGTTCCTCTGTTTCTTTCGGGGCTTCAGCTTTTTTTTCTTCAACGGGCTCTGCTACTGCTTCTTTGACTTCTGTAACAGGCTCTTTCACTTCTTCTTTCACTTCTTCTTTTTTCTCTTCTTCTTTTTCAGGTTCTACTTTAACCTCTTCTTTTTTCTCTTCTTCTTTTTCGGGTTCTTTTGTTTCTTCTTCTAATTTTTCTTCTTTTTTCGTTTTAATCACCTCTATTTTTAGGATACTTGTGCAAATCTTTGTGTGAATTTGCACTTTTTACAAGCGGGATCATCAACAAGGCTAAGTTCTTTAGCTTCAGGATTTAATGCAGTCATGCCGTGTTCGGTTAAAATTTTATCAACCATGACACCAATTGAAACTGCGTCAACCATTTTCTCACGAATCAATTTCTTCGCATGTTCATGGAAAACACGAGCTACAAAACGAACTTTTTTCTCAAGCCGGTCATACCAAGCCTGTTCTACTTTACCGCCAATATCCTGAACGCCTTTAAAATGAGACATCCTCAATGGTTTTCCAATCAACTGTTGTGCAATTTCTGATAGGATTTTAGCGGGGTAAAAAGTTCGATTGAACTTTCCTTCCATTAAAGCAACTCCCTCTATGATCACATCTCCGTCTGAACTATCCAGTTCTTCTTTTACTTTAAATTTTGCAGTTAATAGCTCAAAAGAGCTTACTGTAAGTATTTTATTAGTTTTTAAACTATTTAAACGTTGCTTGTGCCCCAAAATGTCAGAACATAGCTTCGTACTCCTAATTCTGCTTTCAATCAATTAAGTGGCCTCCACTTACAACTGCATTCTTCATGAAGCGGCAATATGCCCTGGGCTTCATTGATAGAAAATACCTTTTTTGACAAAGCTAAACATTCTTGGCACTTGCACCCATTTAAAACTGATCTAACTTGAGCGTGTCCTTGACTTTCTAACTGTCCAAGTACGCCATTATTGAAAAAACGATAAAGTTCTACCTTCATACTTTGAGCGTCTTTAATTTTAGTCCTATCAACCATGTTGTATGCTGGATCGACTGGTAATTTATCTGAAATTGGATCGGGCTCAACATCTTTTTCAACTTCTTTATCGTCTACTTCATCATCTTCTGAAGCAGCAGAAAATCCAAGCAACCTTCTTGCCTCTACCTTGTTAATTATATTTTTATCAATCAAAGTAGAAATCATATCAACAACTTCCGGATTCAATTCAATACCTTCTTCATCGCTTAGTTCTGAAAGTTTGCTTGAAGTGCGTCTAGGCGGTTTAGCTTCAGGAACAGGATTGATAACCTTTGAAGTTTCCTTTGCCGGAACATTATCGGGGTTCTTTACAACTCCCCTGCCCCTCGTTTCCTGCCCAGGCGTAGGCTTTGGAGTCGAGGAGTCAGGGGGTGCGGGGGTGGTTTCTTTTGGAGTTTCTCCGTCAACAGGTGCTTCAACAGGAGCCGCTGTGAAAGCAACTGCGGGAAATCCAAGTAATTCTCTCGCTTCGTTTTTGTCTATGATACCTTTGTCTACTAAAGTAGCAATTCTTCCAACTTTGGCTGACTCTTCCTCGGGTAAAACTTCATTCCATGCAATTTCAGGAATAATCTCCCAACCATTCTGTTCAGCCAGTTTAGTAAAAATCTTTTCCTCAACTTCAATCTTGATAAAATGCTGGAGTGTTTCAACCTGCGCTCTGAAGTGCCTTGACTGAACATCCGCTGTTGCCTTGTTTGTTCCCTCTCCAGTTCCAAGCAATAAGAACTCCGGAACTCCAAGGGTTGAAACAATCGGCTTCAAGAAAACGGTTGAATAAATTTCAAAACTTGCACCCGAACTAGGTTCAAGAACTTTAATCTCTTGGTAGTATGGGTGAATGTACTCATTCTTTGTATTCAAAGACTCTACCTTTGAAGCAATATCATCAATAGCATCTTCGGACGGAGGGTTGTCTGCATCCCCAACAGAAATATCAAACTGTGGAAACCCATGCCTGTTAATTGACTGAGCAATTCCCTGCTCTGCATTCATAGCATAAGTAATTGAGTTAAGTGCAGGTTCAGTTAAAGGAGCGCCCATTAAATCATCACCAATACTATAGAAAATAAAGTGAGCTATCTGACTTGGTTCAAACCGAGCAACTTCTTCTTCTCCGCCTGCAACCAATTGAACATAGCCCTTTGGGTTCTCGTCACTGTCAAAGACAATCTGATCATCGGCACGAATGAAATCAATGTACTTCGGGTTCAAAGTCCTTAACCCGACTAATTCTTTTCCAGCAAAAACAAGTTCGAGGAAACCATTTCCATAAACATCAGTATTGATACACGCTTGATGAACCAAACCAGTAAAATTATTAGCCTTCAAGAAATCCAGCGTGATTTGACGGGCCTCAGAATCGGGGTGAGTTATTTCATATCCTCGAGCAATGACTTCGTTTGCCCTGATTTGAATTGCTCTCGCAACCAACCCATACTTTCGTGCAACAAACTCTAATGTTTCCCATTTAGGGCGTTGGATGGCTGAACCGCCACCAAAACCACCGCCAGCCGCCGCTCCACGAGAACTCTCTGGAACAGAATCAGCTAACTGCTCTAAAATAGATTTTGATTTGTTTGCTTTATTTGCTTTACTATACGAAATTGGCTTGTGCTTTCCTGATACTTTCTTGGATTTCCTTTTAGTCAAATCAATTACCTCGAAGAATAAATATCAATAAGCTCGCCTATACAGATTATTCATTCCTAACTATAAAAATCTATTCGTTAACGCGCGAATACGAAATGAACGGTGCTTTCCTCGCACCCCAAGCTGCAAGGACCAAAGACCATAGAATATCATCGTGGAAATTGGGCGGGGGCGAGAATAATTCAACGCCTGCTTGGGCTATTCTTCGCCTTTGCTCAAGCATTTGATCAATTAGTCTTTTATCGTATGGGAGAACCAATTTCTTTGTTTCAAGCAGTTTCCTGAAATTATTAAACATCTGCATTTTAATCTTGGAGTTAAAAGTAATAGGTAAAAGATTGTACTCGGATTGATCTTTTCTGAACTTTTCAGCGATTGGAGCGCCCTGTCCGGAAGAGTCAATGCAAACCTTTCTTGGTTCAAAGTGTCTGCAGAGAGCATTAAGCCAAGCAGCCTGAGTATCAAAAGGAGTCTTCACTAATTCCTTGTAGGATACGAGTTCGTGTCCGCCGTCTTCCATTTCCTGTAAGACCGTGAAGACAGAAGAAGAACCAAACCTTCCAATATCGTAGCCAATGTAGAAATTACCACCTGGATTAATTTCCTTGAAGTCCCTAATCTTCCTATCGTAATCAATACATTGAGAAATTATATCCCAACTCAATGCAGCGCCTTCATCCTCTGTAAATACTGCGCCGTACTCTCGCATGAAAGTCATTTCAGGTAAAGAAGCTCTTTGCTCGGTAATAAATTGTGCGGTGTACTGTTTTGCTCTCAAACCATCGGTGAAATCATAATGGTGTTTTATGTACGGGGAATTATCTTTGAATGTGTCATAAAAATGGTTGTGTCCGATTGGAGTGGAAATCTGAATGATCTTATTGTTTGGAACAGAAGAAGCCATCGGAACAATAACCGCGTTAACAATCTCTGTCTTGATAAAAGCCGATTCCTCTAACACAATTACATTAGCAGTTAATCCACGAATAGACTTTCCTTCCGTGCCTGTTGGAATGGCTGTTAATTTAGAACCATTATCAAACTCAATGCGGGTAACATAGTCTTTGACTATTCTATCCTTCAAGTACGCTGAACGAGAAATTAAGCCCTTTATAATTTCAAACAAATGCTCTGCCTGTCGCATGGTGTGAGAAACAATAATGATTGACTGGTTTGAAAAAAGAAAAGCCCAATAGATACAAAAAGCAGCGACAGTAGTAGACTTCCCCATTTGTCTACCCATTCGAACAGCAACTCGAGTATTCTTAATACAGTCAATCAT